ATGCCGTTTGCATAACCGGCACGGCCACCATCAGCAGCATAAAAATTTTGCATTACATATTTTTTCTGTGGCATAAAATCTAAACCAGCACCTGCATCACCTTCACCACTGTAATAATTTTTAGCACGTTGAACTTGGTATCTTGGATCCATGACATCTACAACTTCTTCTTCTTCGTCATCACCACCCATCATAAATGGTAAAGCTGTTGCTAGTGCACCACCAGTAAGAAATGCTCTTTTACCAGAAAATTTACCACCAACTCCAAGAAGACCTCCGCCTCCACCAAAAACACCACCATCAGATCCTAAAAATAATTTACCTGCACCTTTCATAATATTGCCTAATCCAAAATTAGATCGACCTGCCATAAGTTGTTTTAAAAATCCGCCTTGTCCTGCTCCACCTAAAGCTCCTAAACCATATGCACCGGCACCTAGTAAAGCCAGTTTACCTATAGGACTTTTGACAATTTTTTTAATACCTCTAGTAGCTTTCTTTACAAGTTTACCTAGAAAATAACCTTGTCTAGGATCCTGTAAGGAACCTATTCCTGATTGTATTTGTTGGGGTTCTTGCATTCTAGATATTGCCATAATTTTACCTTAATCCCTATGTTTACTTGGTTTTTGAGAACAAATCAAGAGCTGGCATTATAACTTTTACGTCTTGTGCCATTTCTTCGTTCTTAAAACCCTTTGCTTCCCAGTCTTTTCTTTCCTTAAAGACTTCTCCTGTTTTTAAATGTCTATATGTAGTCTCTACATGAGCCGCATCTAACTCAGGTATTTCATGACCATCTACTATTGTTGTTTTCATTAGTCTATTTTCTCCTTTTTAATGTTTAAATAACTAACTGCAAAATCAAAAGAATCTGAAGTGCTTGATTGTATGGTAAAAGCTGACCCACCTTCTACTATTAAAGGTTGGGTTAATAATTCTTTTGTTTGATTAGCTGTTAATGCTGCAGATTTAATTGCTGTAATACTATTGTTTGTAACAGTAACACTTGGTGTACCAGCAGATGTCACTAATATAGATTTAATAATTATAGTTTCATTTACACCTGGATTACCTGCTGCAAAAACAGCTAATGCACCTCCTGTAGTGTCATTATCTTTACCGACAAATTTATATTGGTTTACTACTGCCATTATTCTAAAAAGAAACTTTTAGCTTCTATCTCCTGTTTTACTTCTTGTTGAAAAGAAGTATTTAATTTTGTAATTACTGCATCAAGATCCCTAACCAATGATTGTAAATTTTTTTGATCGTATTCTGGTTCAGCTCTAGTTAATGATTGTACAATTTTTGCCATTAGTCTGCATACCCCGGATCAAATGGATCATGATAGTTACCTGTTGATCTAGCTTCTCTAGTGTCATCCCCTCCAGAATAACTTGATCCTGCTCCTGTTTGTGTTTCATAAGCATCTTGAATAGTTTCGTAATCTTTTTTAGCCTGTGCTGTTTGAAGTGCTTTTTGTTCAGCTGCTTTTTCCGCTTCAAGTTTAGCTAATCTTTCATCTAATTCAGTATTACTGTAATCCCCATCAGCATATTTATTTTTTAATGTTTTTTTAATCGTGTCTATTCTTTTTTGATAAGCTCTTTGTAAACCATATGTTGTAGGACTTCCATATCTACCACCTGTTATTGTATTTAAAAATCCACCAGATACAGGAGCATATCCTGCCATTAATCCTGTTTTTATTCTTCCAATACTATCTAAATTATCTGAACCGCCGTAATAGTCTCTAACGTCTGTAAATCTTGAATCTTGTTTCGGCAACACTGCACCCATAATTCCTTGAAACGCACTTTTATTTCCAACAAAAGGAATATAATCCATTAAATTAAATTTTTCATCTTCTTCGTCTTGAAAATTTTGATTACCATACATATCAATCAGTTCTTCATCTGTATATGTAGCATCCATTGCTCTATCTTCTCTAAGCTTCTCTACTATTTTTTGATTTAAAGGGTCTAGCATAGGATTTCTTTTATAATCTGCTAGCGTTTTTCCATACGGATCAGCGTAAGGACCTGTTTCAAATAATTGTTTATTAAAATCTGCTTGACTCATATTTAAAAAAGGAGAAGCACCCGGAGCTCCTATCTTATCATCATAACCTGCAAGAATATTGTTGCTGTCATTAAAAGCATCAGTATTAACAATACCACCAGTGTTAACGTTGTCCGGTGCTTCTGGTGCAGCAGGTATTTTAAAAGGGCTTTTTAAATATTCTTGTGGTGGAATATAGTAATAACCTGCTTCTCGTATTTCTTGATCCGTAGCCATTATCTTCTTCCTCCTGGATGTATGTCTAATCTAAATGTTCCTAGTTTCCAATCTTCACTTGTAGTTGTGTTAGCAATTTCTAGTGCAATCTGTCTAGCTCTTACTCTTACATCTTTTTTAGTTGTTGTAGAGTCACATGTAAATGAAGTGGTTGTCTCACCACTGTTTGGATACAATCTTGTTTTAAATTTTACTGCTGTGTTTCCTGTCTGTGAAATAAAGTCTGGTATAAATCTACTAATTCTCATAATGTATTCACCATCTCCTCTAATGTCCGGCATCCCTACTGTTTGTCCTGTCGTATTTCTACGTTGGGTAATATCAAAATCACCAGAAGTAATAGTGCCTATTACAGCAGTTGTTACACCACCAGCATTAATTTGATCGGTCCCTGTTTCCTGTTGATAGTATATCGTACTTCCGTCCGTATTACCAATAACATCTGACGATGCATCATCATCGGGATTATAATAAGTTGCATGTGGTTTATCAAAAACCGCTGAATCTTGCCACGCTGCTCTAGGTAAAGTGCCTGTTGTCCATATAGGACGTTTAGGTGATGAGTCTAAATAATTATAAGTAACTACCCTATTTATTTGATTTGATGCAGCTGTACAATAAAACCAACTAACTTCACCAAACAAGTTGTTTAATCCTGCATTAATGAGGTCTCTAGATGTAGCATTTATATCATCATAAACATGATCTTCTACAAGACATGGCATAGATTTTAGCTGACCATCATAAGTAAAGAAACCATTTTCAGACATCCAGTAAGCCGTACCGTCAACTTCAATACAAGCATTTTTACCAAACAATCCACAGTTTGTACCTACTTGTTCAAAGGCAAATACAAAGTCTCCACCCACAAACTTCATTAGAAATAATGCGGTATCGCTCCATACATAAATTGCGTCCCTACCTTTAATAGCACCCATAATTTTAGAGCCATCTGCTAATCTTTGTGTACCAGAATTGTTTTCTGCTTTTACTGTATACGCATCTGTGCCATCAATATTTTCTTGATCTGAGAAACGTATAAACATGTCGTCTTGTGTAGTAGATGAACCTACAATTGTTTCTGTACCAAAAAATACTAAGTGTCTGTCCGGTGTAGATACTAGTACATGACGTGATGCTGTAGGTGCGTTTGCTAAAACAGTTGCACGTGTATTAACAGCCCCTACTGCAGCTGCATCCCATTCAAAACATTTACCATTATATATAAGTGCAATTAATTTAGTACCGTAGTTATCTAGAATCCATAAACCAGGATCAATTGTAAAGTCAGAAGAGGCTGGATCACCCCAACCAGCAAAACCAGAAATATCGGTCACAGTTGCTCCAGCGCTGTGCCCTGCTTTAGTTGTGCCATTAACCTCTCTTGCACCACCACTTAAAATATTAGTCGTAGTATTATTGTTTGTAAAACTTATATCCTCTGTACCAATTCTTATTTCTCCGGCAGAAGGAAAAGCTGCTGAGTTAGTTAATGGTATATCGGTTACAGTGTCATTAATAGTAGAAGCCAAGGTTGTAGTTGCAGCACCTAGAGAAGTACCACCAAATAAACCAGCACCCCATCCAAATCCACCTAATTGTTGTGAGGGTCCTACTGTATAATAACATAGGATAGAAGCAGATCCACTACCTGATAAAGGTGTGCCTGTTTCTGTGGCTTCCATTGTAATTGTAAAAGTTGTTGTAGTCGGAACTGACGTAACCATATATTTTACATCTTCAAATGTAGCGTCATTATAAGTAGACCCTACAGCAGTAACTCCACTTACTGAATCAAACATAACGATATCATCTTCAATTAATCCATGAGTCCCGCTGCATGTTACTGTAACTGTTTTTGATGAAGATGTGCTTGTAAAATTTGCACCTGTAAGTGTAGTTCGAATAGGATGGATATCATAATAAGTACCACCGGAATACACATATAAAATTCTATTAGTGCCTATTGCTGCATATTTAATACCAGCATTATCATCCCAATGATGAATGGCTCTAGCTGCACCTGTTAGTTTTGATTCTCCTAACTGGGTCCAACCACCTATTTTTTCAGGTGTACCATATCTAAAACGTACATTATCACCATCAAACCATTGCCCTTCAGCACCGGTCTCTGTGACTTGTTTATTAAATCCTGGAGCAAAGCCTAATTTTTGTAGCATATAAAAACCTGTTTATTAGGTGTTATATCAGATTGTAGGTGATTTCAATAGGTTTTAAGCAGAGGGAATCTGTGGTGGATCATCCCCCTGCAAGCCTAATGTATAGACTATTTTTTAGATTTTGTCAATGTAGTTCCTTTAAACCAGGCAGGCACACCTAGTAAAGGTCTTTTGTCTAAGTAGTTTTCTTTAGCAGTTTTAGAATTAGCTTTGTTATAATGTAAAAATACTTGTCCACAATTTTTACCTTTAAACTCTTCTCTCCAATGTTCAAGATCACAACCAGAATAGATCAACATATCACCTGGTTTTAAATCCACTTTAATACCTGCTTGACCTTTTCCACCTGTTGGATCAAGATAGATTGGCCATGGGTCGCCACCTAAATTTAGTGTAGTAGATATTTCACATGAATATCTATCTTTGTGACGAGCTAAGACATCTCCATTTTTATATATTCTTGCATAAGAATAAGTCTCACTTAATTTTAATCCTGTATGTTTTTCCATAACAGGTTTTACCTCTTGTAATAAAGTTTCCATTGCAATGTCACCATAGTGTGAATAAGTATTAGGTACTTGTTCATCATTCCATACACCAAAGTATGCTGTAAATGGAGATATATATTTTTGATCAAATAAAAATCTTGCAACTTCTTTTTTGTTTAAAAAATATTTATAAACAAACTCTGCAATCTCTGGTGAGATTGCTTTTTTTAATACTGTATATTTATTTTTCTTAAACGACATTTAATACTCCTTTTGGTATTGCTTGGCAGTTCCAATGTATAAATCTAAATGGGTTATATCCCATATCTACAATGTACTGATGAGGTAAGTATGATGGAAAAAATATCATTCTACCTGGTCTAACTTGATAATTAATTTGTGATGATGCATAAGTTACTTTTGTTTTATCTTTTTCTGGTAAAAGATTCATAACATTACCTGGTCTTGGATCTTCAAACATAGGTAATGATGTAGACTCATCTGCTTTTAAAAAATAAAAACCAGATATATGACCATTCCAATGAGTATGTAAAGTATGGTGTCCACCACCTTTTTTAGCAAACTCTTGCACCCACATTTCTGTAGTAAATACTTGATGTCCTGACATATCAAAACCCATTTCATTTAATAAATTATGTGCTGTACTGCCTATGTAACCTAGTAGTTGTTCAAAATTTGGGTCACCAATTAAAGTTGTTGAATGAAATACATAACCCATGTCTCCTTTGTCACCAAATTTTTTATTACGTTCTTCTATTTTTGGTTTTAATGTTTTCTTAGATTTTTCAATATAAGGATCAGATGCTTTATTTAAACTATCTACAAATTTTGGTTCATCTGCAAACCATATAGGACATTTAAAAAATTCTTCTAATCGTAATTGTTTAGGATAACCTACAACTTCTTTTTTTACTTTTTGTTTTTTAGCTTTAGCTTTTTTCTTTTTCATATTTTTCCTTTATTGAAATGGATATCCTAAGTTCCATATTACTAAACTGTTTCTTTCTCCACTTTTAACAGGACATACTCTATGCCATACAAATGAAGGAAACACAACCAATGATCCTTTAGGTAATATTTCTGTGCATTTTTTAACATTTCTTTTTTTATCAGGATCAAGATTTCTAAAATCAAATTCTAACTCACCACCTTTATAATCTTTAGGATCAGATAAAGTAACGGTTACAGATAATTTTCTAATTTTACCATGTGATGGATCACCTTGTTGTCGTTGATAAGGTTGATCCCAACTATCGCAATGCCAATCATAGTATTGGCCTTTTTTATATTTTGTAAACTGACAAGACTCACTAAAGTCCCAATTAAAATTCCAACCAGCACTAGCGTTTGCTTGATGCACATAAGGTTGTATTTCTTTGTAAACCCATCTATCATTCATCCAAACAATGTTAGAATCTCTTTTCTTTTTTAAATCTTTTATTTGTTTTTGATTTAATTTTTTATCACCATAACCACCAGTGACTGCCATTTGATCTTGAAGTTGTTGACCATATTTTACAATGTCATCACAGATACGAGAAGGTACAGCTGATTGAAAATACCAATAATAATTTGTAAGGTTCATATATCTTTATGAACTTAATATAACATTTATTATGAAACTGTCAATGTACCTGAAGCTGTAAACTTAGCTAATTTATCTCCACCAGGGTGAGTTGAAATTGTTGCAGCAGGACCTGGGTTAGCAGTAAAAGTAACTGCGCTTGGTCCTCTTAAAATAACGATACCTGGTCCACCTGGCATACCATTGTTAGGTGCACCCGGACCATATGATCCACCACCTCCACCACCAGTATTATCAGAACCAGCTGCAGAAGCTCTTGGGTGAGAACCACCAGGTCCTCCTAAAACTCCACCAGCTCCACCACCACCAGCTCCACCTACACCACTAGTACCAGATCCAGATGTTCCACCACCTCCACCACCAGCGTATGTTGTTGATGGTCCTAAAATATCATTTGGTGCTCCTGCTCCACCAGCTCCACCATCACCAGAACTAGCATTACCACCATTTGCGGTAGCTCCACCACCTCCACCACCAGATTCTGTATAAGCTCCTGCATTAGCTCCAGCTCCACCATTATTTCCTTGAGGTGGACTAGTTGGAGGTTTATTACCACAACCTCCAGAACCTGGAGTGTTATAACTTCTTCCACCACCTGAACCACCGGGGTTTGCATCTCCACCAACATCAGCTCCTGCTCCACCACCTGTTGCTGTTATACTTTCAAAAACTGAATTTGTTCCATTAGCGTCAGCAGCACCACCACCACCAACTTCAACTGTATGAGTATTTCCTGCTTCAACATTAGAAAAAGGTAAAGAACTACCTCTTAACGGAGAAGGTCCATAACCAGAAGCACGATAACCTCCAGCACCTCCACCACCACAACCGCAGTTATTTGTTCCACCTCCACCACCGCCAGCGACTACTAAATAATCTAAACTATATGTTATTAATCTTACAGGCCACGTTCCTTGTTGCTTGGCTGCCATTTGACTTTGCATTGACCACACACCACTTGCCTTATCTAATTCTTTTACGATAACTATACCTGGTCCACCAGATCCACCACTTCTAGCTGTCCCAGGATTACTCCCAGTATTACCAGCTCCACCTCCACCACCGCCAGTGTTTGTAGTTCCATTGCTTCCTGCTGCTCCTGCGCCACCATTTCCTCCACCTCCGGTTCCACCGTTACCAGCTCCTGCAGGGTTTCCACCACCACCGCCGCCACCAGCGTAAACTCCAGAGTTAGGTGCTCCTGGATAATCAGGACTTACATCTGTTCCTGCTCCACCAACTCCACCACTTGAACTTGATCCGTTACCACCAACTGCTCCGTGTCCACCTCCGCCACCTGCTCCATATGCAGGTGAAGCATCGGCTCCACTTCCTCCATTATTTCCTTCTGATGGGGTATAACCACCAGCATTACCAGAACCTTTAGAACCAGGTGGATAGTTTCCAGCTCCTCCACCAGAACCTCCTGGTTGTGCAGCAAGTGGAGCGCTATTGGGATATATTCCTCCACGTCCACCACCTGTAGAACTATAAGTAGTTCCGCAGACAACGATAGATGAATTAGTTCCATTTGAACCACTACTACCACCTCCTCCAACAGTTACTGCCCCTGTTGAACCTGATGCACATAAATCTAAATTTCTTAAACCACCTGCTCCGCCACCACCAGCTGCTCTTGTGTTAAAATCAGTTGTAACTGCTTGTCCACCTGCACCACCAGCAACTATTAAAGTTTTAATAAATCTGGTTCCCGGTTGTAAACTTATACTAGGTGTGTTTGATGTACGAACGGTTTGAGTGTTCTTCCCGAAAGAAGTTTGATTAAGTTTACCGATTATGCCGCCATTAGATCTGGCCATGTCTTAAGTCCCCTATTCGGACACCCAAGCTGTGCCATTCCAGTCGTAAACTGTTGGTGTTTCCGATTCGTCGTTTGATTTAGTTGCTTCCCAACCTTTAGTGTTGTCAGCTTGATATTTTGTATCGTTCCAAGAAATCATGTATCTAACATCACCTTCTTCTGTAACTGTTGGATAAGTTATTGGTGCTTGCCAATCGTCACTTGAATCTAATGACCAAGATGCATAAGGTTGTTGAGATATAAACTTGTCTTTTACAGGATCATAAATCATTCCGATTCCTGCGTATTGTTTTCTAAAATTATGATTGTAAGAAGTTTGTTTCCAGATTCCACCATTAAAAAAATTAATACACCATGTTTCTCCATCAACATGCATGTCTGAAGGAACGCAATCGTTTCCTACAACTACAACTCTTTGTACTACTTGATGTGAATCTGACGTAAATCCTGTTGGATCTGTCATTGCTTTTAATTCTGCGAAATGTGCCATATTATTACTCCTTAAATTTATATTTTATATTTTAATTTTAACTTATTGTCAACGTCCCAGATGCAGTAAATGTAATCACTGTACAACCGCCTGCAGGTGCTGGTAATGTTGATTTAGCTCCTCCTGGTGTCACACTAAATGTAGGCCCTAAAGGTCCTGGTGCTCTTAATACAACAACTCCTGGTCCGCCGTTACCACCAGCAACAAAAGGTCCTGATGCAGTTGAACTCGCTCCACCACCTCCACCACCTCTATTAGTAGTTCCTGCTGTACCAGCTACGTTTTGATTAGGTGCTCCACCTGCTCCTCCTGTTCCACATGGAGATGCTGCTCCTGGAGTTTTAGATGTATATACTCCTGCTCCACCGCCACCAGCATAACTTAAAGATGATCCAGTAATAGAGTTAGCTCTTCCTGCTCCACCTCTTCCACCGTTTCCAGAACCTGGAGTAGCTTGACCTGCTTCACTTGCTCCACCTCCACCACCTGAAGCAGCAGTAGGGTTTGATCCTGCTCCACCAGGAAAACCTTGAACAGGTGCTGTAGGAGAACTTAATGCCGGAGTATTTCCAGCTCCAACGCTTGCAGCATTAGTTGCTCCACCTCCAGATCCACCAGATTGTCCTGGAGTATCACCAGACGCGGCTCCACCTCCTCCACCGCCTGTTGCATGAATATATCCAACATTTGAATCATTTCCAGGAACTCCAGCATTAGAAGGTCCACCAGCTCCACCACCACCTACAGTAATTGCATTAGGTCCTGGACTTAAAAATACTTTTGTACCACCTGGAAATGATGATCTAAAACCACCAGCTCCACCACCAGCTCCATAAGCTTTTCCTCCACCGCCACCACCAGCTACTACTAAGTAATCAAATGCAACACCACATCCTGTATCTTTAATATTTAAATTAGAAGATGCTTTAAAGTTTGCTATTTGATTAGCTCCATCAGTTGACGTAACCGGTGCACATGTGCTGCACGTTGTAAAATAAATTCCTGCCGTTGACGGCGCTCTCGCAACCACGATACCTGGACCACCTGCTCCACCATCAGCCGATCCTCTTCCAGAACCACCACCACCGCCTCCAGTGTTAGCTGTTCCAGCAGATCCTGAATTTCCACATCCTGTTGCACCTGCTCCACCACCGCCTGATCCAGCTGAACCAGCAGTTCCAAATCTTGAACCTCCACCTCCACCGCCAGCGTAAGTTGTTGCTGAACCTAAAATTGCGTTTGGTGCTCCTGCACCTCCTGCTCCCGCATTAGTTGCTCCAGCACTACCTGCAGCGGTTGCTCCACCACCACCAGAACCTGAGTTATTTCCTGGATCTGGACTACTAGTCCCTCCTGGATTTCCTTGTGAGGGACTAACTGGTGGTGTATTACCTGCTCCACCTGCTCCAGGTCCTCCATTTTCTCTTGGTCCACCTCCACCACCAGATCCACCAGATCCACCAGCTGATGTTGGTGCTGGATAAAGACCACCTTTACCACCACCAGCAGATGTTATACATTCAAATACTGAATTAGTACCAGAGTTACCTGCTCCACAAGGAGAAGTAGCTCCTCCACCACCTCCAACTGTTACTGTGTAACTTCCTAAACCTAATTCTAATGCTGATCCTTGAAGTGGACTTGGTCCATATCCTGATGCACGATAACCACCTGCACCACCTCCACCGGTTCCACCTTGTCCTGGTTGACTTCCACCAGAACCACCACCAGCGACGACCATGTAATCTATTGATATTTCTCTTTTAGGCCATGTACCTTGTTCCAATTGATCTAATTGATCACTAAGACTCCATACTCCTGAAGCCTTGTCTAATTCTTTAATTGCTACTACTCCTGGTGCACCTGCAGATCCTGTAGCACCACAGTTTCCAGCACCTCCACCGCTACCTGTATTTGCAGTTGCTGTCGTTGCATTTGTAGGTCCAGCGTTAGCACCATTTCCACCACCTGCTGCACCTGTTCCAGAGTAACCTCCACCGCCTCCACCAGCTATCGTACCACAGTTTGCTAAACCTGGATAACATCCTGATAAATCTGTTCCTGCTCCACCATCTCCACCGGCATTAGTATAAAAAGGATTTGGTGAACTAGCGTTTCCTTTTCCATCTCCACCTACTGCTCCAGATCCTCCACCTGCACCACCAGCTGTTCCTACACCTGGACGTGAATAACCATAACCACCATCATTACCTTGACCTGCAGTTCCACAACCTCCACATTGTTTTTGACAAAAACCTGATGGACCTGAACCACCAGCTCCGCCTCCACCTGAACCACCTGGTCTTCCATATTTTTCTGGAAAAGATGGTACAGATTGTGCACCACCACCTCCACCACCAACAGAGGTATAAGTTGTTCCACATGAATCTACTATACTTGAAACTCCACCATCACTACCTTGATTAGCAGTACAACCACTTGAAACAGTAGCACCGCCTCCACCTACAACAGTAGGAACTGATCCAGATGCATTTATTTCTATATTTTGTAAACCACCAGCTCCACCTCCGGAATAACCACCACCGCCTCCGCCGCCACCGGCTACAACTGCAGTTTTAATTACACGAGTTCCTGATTGTAATGAAACACATCCTGAAGATGTTTTTATAGTGACAGTGTTTTTACCACGAGATGTTACGTTGACTGGTCCAATTATTCCGCCGTTCTGCGCCATAATTTAAACCTCCTAGTCGTTTATAACTTCATAAGATATAAATAAATCTAAATCGCCTGAAGCACTAGCTCCACCTTTTAATATATCACCTTCCATAAGATAGATAGGTGTATCGACCAATACTAACGTTGCGTCAGCTGGCACTGAAACTGTTTTTGCTAAATATACTGTTGCGTCGGCACCTGTTGCAGAAATACCGGATGCTCCAGCAGTTGTTAAACCGTCAACAAATAAATCTACATCCGCTGCATTTGTTCCGTCTACGTTTGCAACTGTAATTCTATTAATTTTTAATAATTTTTCTGCATCAACTGTTAATAAAGTTGCAGTTAAAGTGTTAGATAAATTAAAACCAAGGTTTCCACCTAAGATTGTTGTTACGTCTACTATATTTGGGTTTGCCATAATTTAATCCTTTTATCCAAAAACGATTGCCATTGCAATAGCTTTTCCTGTTGTTATACCAAAAGATGATGTCGATGTCCACTGTGTATTTCCAGAGCCATCTGAAGTTACTAAGGCCTGAGAAGCCGATCCTACAGCTGCTGGTAATGTTATAGTATAAGATGCTCCAACTGTTGCAGGAGCGTCAATTCCTACATATTCTCCACCTGTGTTATCCCCTAATCTTAAATCACCTTCTGCTGCAATTGTAAGGTTTGTATCATCCCATGTTAGATTAGCTGAAGCTCCAAAAGCACCACTATTATTAAATTGAACTTGTGTATCTGATCCTGCCGGAGTTGCGACAGTATCTATTTCAATTTCATAAACACCTGTATTAGTTGCTACACCATCTAAATAAATAGCTTTCCAACCTTTATTACTTGTTGCAAAAGTTACTGTAGCACCTGAACCAGATGCAGCTTTTAACTGAACTGTTTGTGAACCCGATGTACTATTTTTGATAAAATAAAAATTTTCTGTGTTAACTGGGAAAGTAACAACTCTGCTTCCAGATATTGATCCCGTAAGTTCTATAACTCTATTTTGTGCTACACCTGTTAATGCACCATTATCAATTGCTAAAGCTGTTGGTGTTCCTGAATCAGTTACAGCTTGAGAAACATATCCACCTGTAAGTTGTTCTATAAGAGTTAAGTTTGTATTAGTTTTTGTTCCCCATGTACCGGCATTTTCACCGGTCGCCATTAGTTCGATCCCAAGATCCGAATATGTTGAAGCCATAATTTTTTTCTCCTAAACTACG